GGGGGGGGGCGGCCCTTAATCGCCCTCCGGAGGTGCTAGAATGTGGGGACAGATAAAAAAGAGAGGCGGAGGCATAAAATCTATACCAACAGGTATCTATGTTGCCACAGCACCAAATAAGACATCATACAAGGCAGGAGAAACAATTACAACAGCGGGAATGGTTGTTAAAGTCAAGTTCTCAGATAACACTGAGAAAGACATAACCTCTGAGTGCACGTTCTCGCCTGCCGCAGGCACAGTTATATATGAGAATACAACCAAAATAGATATAAGCTGGGAGTGGAATGAACTGGGAGCTGCAATCGCATATTCGGCGGAGCAGCCTATAACAGTTCAGAGAGTGTTAAGCTCAATTGCTGTTACTACACAGCCGACTAAAACTACATACTATAAGAACGAAACTCTTAGCCTTGCCGGAATGGTGGTTAAGGGAACATTTAACTCAGGGGCAACAGAAGTTGTTACAGGCTATACAACCAGCCCTGCAAGCGGAGCAGCACTGTCTACACTCGGCACCCAAACAGTGACGGTATCATATACAGAGAATGGAGTGACAAAGACAACGACATTCACCGTGCAGGTAAATGTAAAGACTGTTGCGTGGGCAACCGGCACGGACGCAGAAATCGCCGCTATGGTAGAAGCTGCAGATGCAGGCCTTATAAACCTAACTGATTACTGGGCCGTAGGACAGGAGCGCACAGTGTCGCTGTCAGCTATGGCAGCAACCGGTGCAGGTGAAACACATGCTGCACAGACTGCAACACTTGTACTCATGGATAAAACCTGCACAGGGTTTACTCTTGCCACTGCAACATCAGGAGGAAAGACAAAGCCGAGCTTCATAGTAGGACTTAAAAATTCACTTGCAGAAGCAGGATACATGAGGTCTGACGGATATAATACTGACGGCTGGTCGGTCAGTCAGAGGCGGACATGGTGTAATGATGTGTTCCGACCGGCAATCCCGTCGGCGCTCAGAGGGATATTTAAGCAGTTCAAATGGAAGCAGGGGAAAGGCGCTGGAAATTCAAATGGACTGATCGAAACAACCGACTATTTCGGACTTGCACCGGAAAAGGCTGTGTTTGGGGCAGCATCATATTCGTTCTCAGACGAGGCTGCCTTATACAACCATTGGACATGGTATCAGACATCTGCTAACAGAATTAAGAAGCTGGGCGACTCAGGTTCAGCCTACTATTGGTGGGAGTGCTCGCCTCGTTCTGGCAGCAGCCGTTATTTCTGTGGTGTCTACTCTAGCGGCAACGCGGACTATTACCATACGAGCGATGTCAATGGGCTGGCTCCGTTCGGCTGTATTTAAGAACGTTAATCAATCAATCGGACGGGCTGTGTCCCGTCCAGAAAAAAAGGAAAGGAAAAATGAGCGTACCAACATGGAAGCGTGAGCAATCGACTACAGAATATCTGTATCAAATGTATCTTTTCACAATTAGAATTTCGGAGATTTGTGCAAACAAGCCGAAAAAATATAAAACAAGCTACACCGACAAAATCATAAGCCTGACCTGCGATGCGTTTACGCACGCAAGAACAGCGAATGAGATTTACGTTAAAACAAAAGCGGATTACGAACAGAGAAGAATGCACCTTCTGGAAGCCAAAGGCATAATCCTTTCGGTGTGTACGCTTTCTGATATATTCCTTGAGATATGCAAAAGGTCACCCGACTGCAAGAAAGCCAAAATAATAAAGGAGCAGGAAACAATAGGGAGCTTTTGCTATACAATAACAAATCTGATATCCGGCGTCATAAAATCAGACGCAAAGAGATATGCGGCTGCAGTCTGTTAGTTCAGCCAACAATTGGTGGGAGTGCTCGCCTCGTTCTGGCAACAGCAATAATTTCTGTAATGTCAACTCTAACGGCAACGCGAACAATAACAATGCGAACAATAACAATGGGCTGGCTCCGTTCGGATATATCAAAAAGACAAGGAAAGTAGCGAGAGTGAAATCAGATGTCTATGATACAGGAGTCTGCGGCCGAGCCTGCGGGCGAATAACAATCCACGGCTGCCATGCGTACGCGCATAGGCAGACCTACCGTGGACATAACTTATGAGGATCTGCTTGACGCCTCAAAGAAATGCAGAAGAAATGTAGCATGGAAGTCGAGCACACAGATGTATACGATGAACCGTCTGATGTGGACGGCAAGCCTCAAAGAGAAGCTTGACAATGGAACATACAGGCCAAAGAAGTACAACCAGTTCAGAATACATGAGCGGGGTAAGCTGAGAGAAATTCGTTCTGTTCACATATCGGACAGAGTAGTGCAAAAGGCTTTCAATGAAAAAGTCTTAAAGCCCAAGACATACCCGAAACTCATAAACAGAAACTGTGCAAGTCAGCCCGGAAAGGGAACGACTGCACAACTTGAAGGTCTGAAAGAGGACCTGCTGAGGCATTACCGCAAGCACGGCCGTAAAGGCTATATCCTTATAATCGACTTCACAAACTACTTCGGTAACATTGATAAGGATATTCTGCTGAATAAACTGAGGCTTGAGCCGGACGAGGAAGAACTCCTGCGTAAATTCATAAAGGACGGTGACGGACTGTCACTTGGCTCTGAGGTGAACCAGACGGGTGCAATATTCTATGCGTCAAGCCTCGACCATTATATCAAGGAAAGACTGAGAATAAGAGGCTACGGCAGATATATGGACGACAGCTATCTTATCCATGAGGACAAGGCATATCTTGAATATTGCAGAGATGAAATACTCAAAGAATGCGAAAAGCTGAAAATAAAGACAAACCCCAAGAAGGTAAAGCTGATAAAGCTTACAGACCAGTTTGTTTTTCTGAAGAAACGTATTTGGCTGACAGGTACAGGCAAGGTTATTGTAAGACCGGTAAAGGACAACTTCAAGCGCAGGAGAAGAAATCTGAAAACACAAAAGAAACTTCTTGATGAGGGCAAAATGACAAAAGCACAGATAGAACAATCGTATAAGACGTGGCGCAATTATGCCAAGCAAAACGGCACGCCGAAAAAATCAATCGAAAGTATGGACAGGCTGTATTACGACCTGTTCGGAAAGGAGTAAAAATGGATGCGGAAGTACTAAAAGCATTAAAGGCAATGCAGGAACAGGTTAATGACCTTGTTGTGCGCGTAGACGAAAACCTGACGAACAAGCATAACGAGAACAGCAAAGCTATAGATGATATCGTGGTATCAATGCTAGGAGGTGATGAGATTGTATAACAGGCTGAAAAGATTATACGAAGAAGGTAGAATTGACTCCAATGGACTGCAGAACGCAGTCGATAAGGGTTGGATAACTCCGGAGGAAAAAAATGAAATCGAAAATGGAAACAGTAGCAGCGCTGATCAGAATTAATCACGAACTACTTGATCTTGTTGATGCCCTGTACCTGCTGCTCCAGGAACATATATCCGTAGAGCAGGCAATGGATATTGAGGCAAGAATTGAAGAAATAAAAGAGAAAGGAGCAGAAAATGATTAAATGTGGATGGGCCTCCCAAGACGAGAGAGGCAGAGCCAGCGGTGGCAAGGCCGGCGATCAGACTGGCAGAGAAGTCAAAGTTGGCACATGGTATAACTTCGGGCAGAATTGCGTAATCAGATTCAAGAACGAAGACGAGGGCAGAAAGTTTGCGAGAGTTATAAAATCACTCTGTAACAATGATTGTGTAGGCTACGACCAGTCTCAGAGGACAACCTTGTACGAAGAGTTGAAAAAGCAGGCTTTTGACTATACAAAATTAAAGACGAAATGTGAAACAGATTGCTCTGCAATGATTGCCGCAGCTCTCGCCTGCATCGAAATTAAGATATCAAAAAATGCCTGGACAGGAAACCTTGTTCCTCTGTGCAGAGCAACAGGCAAGTTCACGTTCCATACCGATGCCAAGTATCTTACCTCGGATAAATACCTAAAGACCGGCGACATTATTCTCAACACAGCAGCGCACGTTATAACAGCCCTTGAAGACGGCGAAGCAGCAAAGAAAAAAACGGTCAAAAAGCCAAAAGGCAAATATACTGGACAACTTCCGATGCTTCCGCCAAAAGGGTACATACAGAAAGGCGACACCGGCAGCAATGTAAAACTGCTGCAGAGCTTCTTAAAATGGTACGGAACATATACCGGAAGCGTAGACGGTTCTGCAGGCCCGAAAACAGATACAGCGATCAGAGACTTCCAGCGAGCTGAGAAGATAACTGTAGACGGAAGCTTTGGCAAGAAGTCACTTGCAAAGGCGAAGGAGTACGTATGAAAAAGGAATTTTCACAGCTACTCGTCGCATTAGTCGTATTGTTTGCCTGCCTTTGTGTCATTGCATACTACGTGGCCATATTCGCCGGCAAGGAATGTGATAGCGCCATAGGCGTAACGGCGCTTGGAACAATTGTAGGAGGTACGCTGTCGTACCTGCTCTATCAGCTAGGGCTGAAGAACAGTCGCAACAGATACGGAATAGACGCAGACGGTCAGCCGTATAAAACAAAAATTGAGGAGGAAGAAGATGATTGATTGGACAGAGGTAATAATCGGAGGCTGCAGTATAGTAATCACAGGAATAATGATTCCGCTGATTAATGCAAAAAAGAAGGAAGTAAAAAACAGACTGACAGATGACCAGCTCGCGACAGTAGAGTACTGGACTGAGGTCGGAGTGCGCTGGGCAAAGCAGTGGCTCTGGTCAGAGTCAGGTCAGAAGAAGAAAGCTGAGGTCACAGATTTTCTTAATAAGAAGCTGGCAGAATTAAACCTCAATATGACAGCAGAGGATATAGACAAAATAATCGAAGCTATATATGAGAGAGTGAAAGCAGAGAGTGAATGATGGAAACAATAAGCACAATATTAAGCTTCATAGTACTTCTGGGAGCTGCAGCGGCGGTAATCTTCAAGTTGATTAAACCGACAGTGGACATTAGAAAAATGGTGAAAGACCACGATGACAGACTGAAACGGATTGAACGCCACGAGAAGAATGACCTGCAGGCATTAGACCATATCCAGTACCTGCAGAAAAAGCAGATGCAGATGATGGTTGCCCTGCTCAATCATTCGATCGACGGAAACGGAATAGCGCAAATGAAGGCAACAAGAGATGAGATAATGGATCTCATAGCAGAAGAATAGAATAACAGGATATATATTGACACATAGCCCTCTGCCGCATAGAGGGCTTTTTTATTTGCAAAAAAAATTAAAAAAATATGTGAAAAATAGTTGACATATCACTCAATGAGTGGTAATATATAATCACAGGGAAGATAATTCCCGAGTTTGTTGGCAGGTGACAGAAAGGAGAACAAAATGGAACAGGGAATGACAAATGAACAGTTTAAGAAGGTCTTGAAGATGATTATAACAATCATCGAAGATAGCGAGTCGAAAGACGAAGCTATCAACAAAATAAAAGCCCTACTCGATGAGTAAGGCGTTCGACAAAATCAAAGGGTAGGGTACTTGCCACCCTGCCTCTTGATAAGAACATTATATAATTAATAAAGAGAAAAGGCAAGAGTATAAAAAAGAGGAAATAAAAATGAGTGAAAAAATAAAAGAGGCTCGAAAAGCGGCAGGATTGACCCAGAAGCAGATGTCTGATGAGATGGGAATACCCAAGAGGACAATAGAGAACTGGGAAGCTGGTTCGAGAAGCTGTCCTGAGTGGACGGAGAGATTGGTTGTAGCAGAACTGAAAAGGATAAAGGAGAGAAAAGAAATGAGAAAATATATAATGGTAGAAGAAAACTATGGTGGAGAGAATTGGCCAAAAGTTTTTGACACACAGGAAGAGGCAAACAAAGAGGCTGTTAAAACGTAGGACAGCCTCACAACAGCAGAGAAGAGGAAAAAACACGTTTTTGTTATAGACGTGACGGAAGACGACATTGCAGAAGACGCTATAGAAGAATATAGAAATGGTGGATTTGAAGAGTTTCCATGGGATTGCTGGGAAAGCGGTGGATACGAGGAAGGAAACTTCGACAGCGACAAAGCTGATGTGACGGTGAAAAGCTCTGCAGACTCCATAGACATATCCATTAGGGGTAAATCTGTGCACATATCAACCGCCGGACTTTCGATAGAAAACAAGCTTAAGGAGAATCCTGACACCGACGAAGAAGAGATAGTAAGCGCTTGGGTTGAAGCAGACCTTGACCGCGTACAAGATACGCTGGGAAGCGAGCTGTTCTTCAACGAGAAAGAAAAACTCGAAGAGGAACTGGAGTACTACTATAAAGAAAAATAAGTATCACAACTGTAACCGGGACACCCAGTGGGACACCCACTGGTGTAATGGTTGAAAAATAGCGGCTTGTTCCCGGCTTCCCAAGCAGAGGATTGCCGGTTCGAGTCCGGTATGCCGCTCCATATGCAAAATGCTTGAAAACGCTTGAATTTCAACGCTTTCAGGCATTTTTTCTTTTTGAGAATTTTACAGTTAATGTAAAATTATATGGCTGAAAGGCGGTTTGAAGTGGTTTGAGGTGGGACACCCGGTGGGACACCCTCGGTCAAATTTATCAATTTTGCAGCCTCAAGGATGGTAGTATTATCTGCGTGAGTATAAATATTTGCGGTTAAGGATATATCACTGTGGCCCATCAAATATTGAGCTGTTCTGATATCAATTCCCTTCTTTTGTAAATCGGTACAGAAAGTATGCCGTAAATCATACGGGACAAAATCCTCTGCCAGAGGATATGGGGGTATGAGCTGGTTTCTGTAAACCTTACAGCCCATGGAAATATTCATCTCCCTGTACAATCTTTTAACCGTTCGCTTATAAGAACCTTCCTTGTGCTTTTTCCCCACCTGGTTAGGAGCGATATAGCTAAACTTAGGGGTATTTTTTATTCTATGATATAAAGCGTCGGGAATAGGTACGGTGCGATCTGCATTGCGGGTTTTTGTCCCTCTTATATGCAAGACCGGTTGTCCCTCCAAAAGAGATATATCCTTGCCCATAGCTTCCATAGCCTCAGAAGGCCTGCAGCCGCAATAGAGCATCAAAAGGAACAGAACAAAACCATCATCGGTTTCAGCTACCTTGAGCAGGTGCTTTCTTTCCTGCTCTGTTATTGCCCTTCGGCCGTTGGTGTATCCCGCCGGCTTCGTAATGTTTTCCGCAGGGTTCTCAAGAAGCAGCTTGTTCTCCACTGCTTTGCGGAAGATAAAATTGAGCATTTGATATACACCGTCTATTTGCCTCTTGGACTTTCCCGTCTGCATATTAACAACCTGCTGACAGTGAAGAGGCTTAACCTTCTTGAGCTGCATACTTCCGATAGGTTCGAATATACAGTGCCTCATAGATTGCATATATTTCTCTCGCGTTATATCGTTTTGATTTGGTTTGTATGTTTCTACCGCTTTGACCGCCCATTCCTTGACGGTCATACTGTTTGATATTACAACTCTCCCTTCTTCAAGATCTCTTATCTTGTTCGCCATCTTCATAATGACGTCCTTCTCACTATCACCTCTGACTTTGTATCGTTTGCCATCAAAGGTGAAGCTCTTTACGTGATCGTATTTCTTCAATTGTATTCACCTCACTTGAATTCAGGCATAAAAAATGCCCACATTGACAGTGGGGTTACAGTTGTGATATACTCATATCGTGCTAGGATGTTAGGGCCTATCAAGGTCGTAACCCGCCAGACGTTTCTGCGCCAACAGGAGCGTCTGTTTTTTATTTACTTGTTAATTTCAATCATTCAGATTTTATATATTATCCAAATCCTTATCGATCTGACGTAGATTTTCTATTGTTGCATCGTCAGTTACATTCTCAGCTCCACGGTAAACGTATTTGATGGCCTGTACTAAATCAGTGCCGAGTGCTGAACGTGCATCCGAGTCATCGTATTTGTAGTCTAGCAGATAGCCGTACCACATATACTTTTCCATTTCTTCTGGTCCGTTGTAGAATTTGTGATCTGCGTCCTTGATAGCTTTGATTATTTTGTCCGCGTCCTCATCAGTAAGATTGGCAGCATAGTCCTTAGCTGTGAATCCTATCTGATCTACCATTTCAGAGGTTTTCTGCTCTGCTGTAAAATCTGGAACCTCCGTCAAATCATCTGATACAACAACTTCCTGCTCGCTTGCTGCAGGCGTATCCTGTTCAGGCTCCGGAGCAGGTTCTTCGCTGCCGCAACCGAACATACTTACACATAGCAGTAAGGATAGTAAAATAGCTAATAGTTTTTTCATTTTGAGAATCCTCCTTTAAAATATTATATAAAGAGATTATACAACAGGCAGATGTCGAATAATGTCGAACTATGTCGACTTACCACCATTTACCGCTATAAATTCTCATTGAAGAGGAGTATCCTATATTCAAGGCACCCAGCAGAAAGGGTGCAGCAATGAACGAAATAACAATCCTCGAACAAAACGGTAAAAAATATCTATTCGAAATAACGGGTAAAGTATATAAGCATTTTGGTGTAGATCATGTCTATGCCATAGCCGTATACTATACCGGTCACATCATATACAATCTTGACTTCGACGTAAAATACAAAGAAAAAATCATATTAACTAGATAAACTATATAGCTGGGTGCTCTTAATAAGCACCCTAATATTTATGCTTTCCTTGCAAGTCATTTTCTCAATCTCAATTTCCGCAGAAGCCTGCTTCGGAACTTTATGCTCTTTAATCTAATCAAAAAACAAAATACTCGCCATGTTACGCTTGCTACCATAAGGTAACAGAGGCTCGGCGAGTTCCATTACTGTTATTATACACACATCTCGCCGATTTAATCAATAAATTTTTTAAAAAATGCTGGAGCTAAATTCCTAGATAAGGAGTTAAATACTCTTTATCATTAGGGTATAAGTCTAAATGTTTTTTTGAATAATGATTGATAGCTGCAGTTATATTTATAGCAGGGTTTTTATTGTCCATAGTGCTTATTGCGGCTATAAGTGTCGGCAGATCTGTTATTCCTTTACCGTGTCTGAAATCCGCAGGAGTTATATTGAGCTTATTATGTAAAAGTGGATTATATCTGAATTTTGCTTTTGTTGTAAAGTTATAAATTCTACCACCGTGAGCTGCACGATTTCTGTAATCCAGGCAGACAAAAAGTGTATCCATAAATAAGTCGTTTATATCTTGATAATTTTGAATAAAGCTTAAAGGTAAATCATATATTAAAGATATTATCTTTTCCTTTTGAGGTCCTTTTTGAAGTTTTATAAAATTAACCAGGTTGCCAAAACTTGCACCTTTAAGCAGAATCCAAGGTGGCACGTTTCCATAAACTTCTCTGTAATGCTTCATGGGCTGTTCTTCATCGTTTATTATTTTGTTAAATTTTTTCAGGATATCATTTAATTGATTTTTACCGCTTTTGCCGGTACGAAAGTTCTTAGGATTTAGGTATGATTGTTGATCAGCTCCGTAAGTTTCAGCCAGTACGTGAGCTACTGCCGTGCGAAGATTATCTTCAATTTCAAGCATTGCCGCCATAAGTTCACTGCGTATGTTACGATCCATTGTGTACAGTGAATATATTTGCTCAAAGGTCACGCCGTCTTTATAAACTTCATTATCTGATATTGTGTCAACATAAGGGTCCTTATAACCATTTATAATGCTGTAATAGCCGAAACGCTGCAAAGCTTTCAGCGCAGTTTCTTCAGAAGTGAACTTTAAGCCCCTCTCTTTAAGTATTTTGATTTGTTCTTCAAAAGTGGTGAAATCTTTGTCCATGGAAAAACCTCCGTAAAAGCACTAAAGAGCCACAAGCAACGCTCATGACCCTTTAGGTAGGCTGAAAACAACAGCCAGTCATTAAATTGTTGCTATTATTATATGCTATTCTTGATAAAAATACAACAACAAATTTGTCTTTTTTGTGAAAATACAATAATTATTTTGTTTGATTTGGTATTTAGTAACCAATTATCACCATAATTAAGCAATGTGCTTTGATAAATAAATATCTATGTTAACGCAAAAACACCTCACTACTTAGCCTTATTCTTAATATCCAGAGCATTACGTTTAAGTAGCTCTGCATTACCTCTATTTATTAAATCCTTAATAGTAGACTCAACATCTTCTTCTCTTATCTTACGGACAAGCTCTGCATCGGGACCGGAGTATTCCTCTGGCACCTCAATATCTATATCTTCTTCGTTTTCTATCTCATAAAGAACTCTGGCACGCTCAACTATTTGCGCCTGTGCTTTTTCAGAAACACCTCTAAAATATGTGATGAATTCAGAAAGCCTATCATATTCTTCTTTATTGATGCAATTTATAGACAGTGATGCATTAGCAGTATCGCAATCAGATACAGGAGCATTCTTATCATCAGTCCAACCCATAAGATATGCTTCAGAAACTTTTAGAGCTTTCGCAATTGGCGAAAGCTTGTCTACTCCCATATTAGAAATGTAATTTGATTCATACCTGTATATAGTTGCTGGTGAAACATCAATTAAAGCTGCAACATCTTCTGCCGCCATACCTAATTCTTTGCGGCGATCCTTTATCCTTTTTCCTACATTAACCATTTTAAATTACCTCTCTTTTGTCATAACTATAATATAAAACTTGCAGAATTGCAAGTGTTATTTTCGCATTTATGCAAAAACAGGCTTGACAACTAGCAAAAATGAGAGTAAGCTTAAGAAAAGTCGCACAAATGCGAATTGAGAAAGGAGGAAATGATGCGCACTGAAATATTAGAAAGAAAAATTAAAGAGTCGAAAGCGAGCGTTAAAGAGCTTGCAACAGGAATGGGGATAGCAGAATCGACACTGTATAGAAAACTTGAAAGCGGAAATTTCTCTGTATCTGAGGCACAAAAAATAACAGAATTGCTGCACTTAAATGCATCGCAGGCGTATGAAATTTTTTTTAACAAGAAACTCGCATAAATGCTAGTTGTTGAAGAGGCTAACCGGATTTTTATGTTACTCTCGCAACATAAAAACAATGATATGTATTGACATATCATTAAGAACAACATACAGGACTGGAGGTGAAAAGATGACAGGAAAGGAACTGAGAGAAAAATTTGATAAAGCAAGATTAGAGTATGCAGACCTGATAGCAGGACTTATAGAGCATATGACAGAAGCTGAAACAGGTAGCAGGCTTGATGTGAACTTCTTGCTTGAAGGAGTAAGAGGCATAAACCAGTTGTCCGATGCAGCTGAAGCTCTCGCAAAACTACAGGAAATAGGAGAGAACGCTGTAGCTTTGGACATAAATTTGCCTAAAAAAATGGAAAGCGTGATTGTCATATACCTTGACTATATGTCAAGGGTGATTGAAGAAATGAAAGAAGCTCCAGGCAGAGAAGAGAGCCAGGTGGACTTCATAGTAAAAATGATGAAAGGTGCAGCCCTGCTGGTTAATGTGGTATTAAAGTTTGAAATAATGACAGAAAATAAGAACACATAGGAGGTGAGAGAATTACAGGCTACATAATTACAATGCTTTGTGTAATAGTTCCGGCATTCATGCTGGTAAAAAGCATTACAAAATTAGTGAAAATGAAAACACTGCCCGATGTCACCCTTATAGATGTAATTGTACAAATTACACTTATAGCGTTCTACACAGTGAGCGTTATAGTGGTCAGCAATATAGCAGCAAAGACTGCAAGCCTGCTGTTGTATTTCGGGTAGCTGAGAAAGAGCAATAAAAAAATACAGAGAACACCCTCTGCGAGTAAATGGCATTAACGAGGGGAGGCATAACAATAAGACCTCACAAAATGTTGTTAAAATGTGTTTCGTAGGATATACTTACTTATAGAATAAAGGAGGTATCACATGGAAACCGTTATCATAATACTGCTGCTTCTGGGACCGGGCTTGGCAGTCATGCAATGTCTCGAACTGAAAGCCAAAAGAGAAAAGAAGCAAAAGGTAAAAGCGACTGTGTATGAACAGCTCTTTGCCGCCTGCGTGTTGAGCATCTTTTCCACCGGCATTGCTTTTGCAGGTATAAACATTGTAAGAAGCTGCAGGGGACAGGAAAGCATTGCAACAGTAAGCGGGATGATGGAGCATTTGAATTCGTTCGGCTTTCTGATATGTTTTTTGATATTTATGATATTGGCAACGACCATTGTCGGCATAGCGTATGTGGGAGCACTGAAGCTGTTCTTGCGCAACCAAAGCAAGAACATAGAAAAAGAATTCAATCTTACTCCGCTTGGTGATGATAACCCTACGGTATGGGAAGATATGTTTTTCGACCCTGATAAAAACAAAGAACCAAGAATTGTTTCTATATTCAAAGACGGAAAATATATAACTTCCGGATATATTGATGGCTGGAATATAGGAGAATATGAAAGAAAGGAATTCGAGATAAGACGATCAACGGAAATTGAGGAGCTTCTTCTTCGAGGTGAAAATTCGCCGCTTAATTATATCAATGAAGAATACTTTGACATGGAAACAGGAGTCTTGATAAAATTCTGGGAATCAGAAGCGGTAAATGAGCACTGGGATGAACTTTAGTGATAACTTATTTAGAAGGCGGTTTCGGCGGCAGTGGTGAGGCAGGCCTGCCTCCACCGCGATCGGTATATGTATTAGGCGAAGGTGCCGGTGAATTGCCGGATGGTTTATCGCTCATAGCATACTCCTTTCTCCAGTGCTCACGAAAATTATAACAAAATACGACACATTTTAACACTATGAAATAACTCATAGTGTTTTTTATTGCTCAAATTTTAAGGAGAAAACGATGCTGAATAGAAAAGAAATGATAAAGCAGTTGGAGAGCTTCTCCGGCGGGATATTTATAACACGAAAGAAATTAACAGCGGCATTAGGCCGCAAAGATCCACATTCCGTGGACAAGTATCTTAAGGATCTGCCGAGAGTAGACAAAGAACTGTTCTTTATTCCGGATGTGGCGGATGCATTAATTGCATCATCAGGAGGAAGGTAATGAAGAAGTACAGAATAAGAAAATTAAGCCCGCTGTGGTGGGCAAGTAGAATAGGCTTACTGCTGTTATTGGCAGCAGCAGTATACATAGTAACAGGCGCTGCAGTAGCTCTGCAATAAAGATAGACCCTAACATTCGAGCACGGAAAGGAACTATATATATGGGCAGAGCGAAAAGAAGATACAGACAGCGTCGCCGCGCTGAAAGGCCGCCGAAGGAACCCAGACGTACAACTTGGGAGCGCCTGATCATAGAGCGCATAAGCTCCGAATACAGCAGATACGGGAGGACTGATAGAGATGGCAAACTATTATGATTCATGTCCTATACCTAAACCTCGGAGCACAAAAAAGAAAAAAGCCTGCAATGGCTACAAGGATAAAAAGAATAGATACTGCTGCTACTGTGGCACGCCGTATGCCGAAAGACACGAAGTGTACGGCGGGCCAAACAGACAGAAGTCTATTCTGAACAAGTGGCAGGTGGATTTATGCCATAGCTGCCACGAGGAGATGCAGGCAAATATCACCGAGAGGGCGAAGCGCCGGAATCTGCATTGGCGACAGAAGTTCCAGCGTGAATATGAAGCCCGCCTTATAATCTCCGGGATAACACCGGAGCAGGCAAGAGACCTCTGGATTAAGGAGGTAGGAAGGAGTTACTTAGATGTATGACGAAATGGAATTGATGAACGGCACTTGCCCATACTGCGGGCAGGTGATAGCCGTCAAGGCTATGGACCAGCGAGATGCTAACCTTAAAGCTGCAGACGAATGTAACTGCGAGAAAGCTGCAAGAGCAAGGCGGTACAAGGGAGCAAACAGCTATCTTCAGCAGCTTATAGCTGGCGAGCGCTGCAGGTCGGCAGGGTTTGTGGAGCTGAGTGAAAAACAGATACAGCTCGCGAGCCTTGCACTTGAAGGTGTCTGCAAGGACGATGTACCTTCTGTGCAGATTAACCTTGAAGACTCGGCCTTAAAGATTGCCGCAAAAGCGGAGGGTAAAATCGCAGTAACAAGAACCAAGAAGATACAGATGAGGGCAGAGGTGTGATTTGCCCTCATTGCAAAACGGATACAGCTTGCAGCTGGTGGCACCAGTGCCCTATGCATAGCGATAAGCCAGTCTGCAGGGATTGCCATAACTCCTGCAAGTATAACGCGGATACACATAATGGTCCCGGCTGTTCATATCGCAGGCATAATCCAAAGGTGGATCACCGGGAAGAACTGGCCAAACTGGACAATCAGATCAGGGCCAAGGTCAAGAAGCAGCAGTTCTATTACCATAGAGGCTGGATGAAAGGCGGCCACGAGATAGGACTGGAGGTGGCGAGACTAAAAAGACAAAGGAGAGAACTGGAGGTGAGAAGATGAAGATCACACAATATGAAATAGATTTGATGAAGAAAATAGAGCAGGCGAAAGATGCAGAAACCGCCAAAACTCTCAAAAGAAAATTAAAGCGGCTTCACAACCAGAAAGCCGTCAGAGCAGTGCAAGAGGCTTTAGGCACATCTATCCCGGAGATACCAATACAGTTTACTTACGAGATAAAGTTTTAAAGTTAGAGAGAAGCTTATTGTATGTAAAAAGGTATTCTCTTAACTCGTCAAGCTGATTGTTGTCGATATATACCTCTCCGCGAAGGGCCTTATCAGCAAAATCAACAGCAAGAAGAACAATATTCGTTTCTTCTTCAGACAAAGGCGCGTGCTCAATAAGTTTTATTCCAGCACTGGCACACAAGGAATAAATGCTTTGAGAATTTTCATCATTGACAAGTTCACAAGAGGGCAAGACGCTGAGTGCTGTAGTTATAGCGTCAACGTCACTGTTACTTAAAGAGTATTGTTTAGATTTCATAACCAATCTCCTTTCTGCTTACTCGGCTGCGAGGGCAGCCTGTAAGTAGATTATATGAGGGAGTAAGAAAAAAGTAAATAAGGAGAAACCAATGAAACAAATATTTATAACAATTCTATTAGCGGCAGTACTGACCATACCGTTCATACCGCCGCTGGAAGAACCGGAAATCTACGCAGCAGAACAGACAGAAATAACAGAAGAACAAAGCTTTGAACCCTGGGATATACCGCTGTCAGATGACCTGCAGCAGCATATTCACAGTCTATGTGAGAAGTACGACATCAGCTACGCAATGGTCATAGCGATGATAGATGTTGAGAGCAGCTTCAATAGCAAGGCGGTAAGCAACACCGGCGACTATGGCCTGATGCAGATTAACAGCATAAATCACAAAGATAATATGGATTACCTTAATCCATATGACAATGTGGAGCACGGCATCAAGGCGCTGCACAAACTGGCAAAGAAGTATAACGAAGCTGACCTAGTGCTTATGTGCTGGAACTGCGGAGAAGCCGGAGCAAGGAAGCTCTGGAAGCAAGGCGTATATAGTACAGAATACAGCCGAAAAGTGATTGAGAAAAAATTGAAGTACGAAAGAAGTAATGGAGGAAATTGATATGCTATGGAAAAAAGTAATAGGACAAACCTTAAAGACACTTGCGATGGCAAGACGGGATACAGTGCTTGTGTTCGGGGTGTCAAGAGAAGAAATTGACCGGTTTATCGTGAAACAGTTTGGAGAGTTGATGGAAAAATATAATTCGATGGATAAAGAGGAACTTAATCTGGAACATGTACGTTTTCAGAAAGAAAGTAAAGAGCTTATTGCACAGGAACTCAAAGAACTCCTATGAGGTGCGGATCTATGAAAAGAACAGCATACATTATCGGCGACCGGAAGAAATTCGGAGCCGATAGAGATTTTGAAAAAGCCGAAAGGTATCTCGAGAATTTCTTCTTCGAGGTATTCAATCCGAAAAAACACCATAGTGAAGTTCTCAGAGCGGTAGACTTTGACGAAGAGGAAGCCGCAGAAATTTTTATGCAATATATGAAAAACTGCGACATTGTATTTGTGCTGAAAACATATACCTTGTCAGCTGAAGCTCATAGAGAATTCAGGGTAGCAGAACTGCTGGGAATACCGATGAGCTTTCAGGTTTGGGAATAACGACCATCAAAGGACTTACATAACGTTGAAGAACGAAAGGAGCAATAAATGAGCGAGAAAATTAATAAAGCAATAGCGCGAATAACAGATGAATGCAAAGGGAATGAGCACCTTATCCCCTTCGAAGAATATTTAACATCAATCTGCACAACAGATGATGTGGCAGACAAAATCCTGAACGAGAGTAAAAATCTAAAGGGCTGCTTTGAAAAAATGAAAAGCATAGCGCAGAAAAGGGCAAAAAATAACTGCGCATATGTCCCGCCGGAAGAAGGCTTCCGGATTATAAGGGACTACTACGGAATAGATGAGTCCAAAAAGAACGGTCCGGTGATAGACATAATGGATTTTCTGTAGGAGGCTGTTATGAGATTTGAATACGATAAGAGTTTTAGTTCATTTCCTATCAAGGTAAGCTTGCCGGAAAACTTTGAAGCAACCGCAGAAGAAAAAGTCTGCAAATACTTTATTTACAACAGAAAAATGAAAAAGGGTACATGCAGCGCCTGCAACAACGTGGTCCAGTATGCTGTTCCCACGAACAAAAAAGATATGGAAAGAGAAGTGCATTTTATTGAAGGCGTCAAAAAAGGAGAATTGATAAAATGTCCTGTATGCGGCGAAACACTTACTGCGTACCCGGAAAGTTTTGAGTTCTTTCAGGGCGTGCGTAAGCTTGACCTTTGGAATGAAGCCAATTACATATGCTATGCGATCACAGAATGCTCTTTCCAGCACATGAAAGATGACGGAATTAAATGCGAACCATATAGCCTATATCCTATTAAGATAGGCAGAATGTCAAGAGAGCTGCAGGAGCATTATATATTCCTCTGGGGCCGCAGCTGGGAACCGACAAAAGCAAGGACATTGTATGATGCGAATTTCTATCTTTCATTAAATGAAAGATCAAGAGTGAGGACGGCGATTGCAGAAAGCTTCCTAGGCACATACGACGTGTTCGAAGGGGAGGCATCTGTCGAAGTCTCTGCCGGAAGCATATTGAGACTGGTGGGGTGGAACGTAGAACACCCGCAGGCGGAATATCTGCAGAAATTTGGTCTTTACAAGATTTGTACCGATGCAGCGCTTGGATCTGTGAACTATATAAGGCCAAACTGGAGAAAAGCTACGCTCCACGAGGTTCTTAGGTTATCGCCGCAGGACGTAGACAAGCTTAGGCAGTGGAAAATGCTGAACACAAGATATATTCCGATATATCAAAAGCTAAAAAAGGAGAAGCAGAGAATAGATAAAAACCTTATAGAAACCTGTTTCCGGGTTGTATGCACTTACGGCTACCCAGACGAGTTCTTCCTGAAAGCCAAAGAACATTTCAGACTGTCGCGAGTCTGCAGATACATATTAAAACAATACGAAGATAATATGCCCGGATGCTCTCAAGGCTTGTATGGATATTCAATAAGCACAGTGGCGAACACATGGAAGGACTACTACAAGATGCTGAAGAGAAGAGGCTATCCGCTTAATGATTATTATCTTTACCCCAGGAACCTGACAGAAGAGCACGATAGGCTCGCCGAAGAGATTAACAGAGTTAAAGAAGCGGAAGAAGCCGAGGAAAACGCAAAGAAACAGGAAAAATTCGAAAAACAGCTAAAGAAGCTCAAGAAGCTGAGCTACGAGAGAAAGAACTTGTTCATCAGACCTCTCGAAAATTATAAAGAATTTGCAGATGAAGGTAAGCTTCAGCAGAACTGCGTTGCAACATATTTCGGCAATGCTGTCAGAGGAACGACAGCAATATTTACAATCAGAGATAAAAAAGAGCCAGAGAAACCGATTGCTACAGTGGAGCTGAAGGATGGACGGGTAATACAGTGCAGAGGCTACAAAAACTGTACTGTAGATGATGAAATACGAAAGTTCTGCTCGTGGTGGGAAACCCACATAGTGCAGGAAGAGATAAAGAAAGGAGCAGCATAAATGGTAGTGGATGTTGATTTTAAAGAATTGCAGGAAAGAACGCTGCCTGTAATAGCTTCCGAAATTAAGACCATTGAGGAAGTTGTATATAGGACAACCCTTGAGGGTGTAATCCAGATAGGCAAGAGGTTGGAAGAGGCGAAAGGGCAAATTGGCCACGGCAGCTTCTCGGACTGGTGCAAGGAATGCCTGGGATACTCACAGAGACAGGCACAAAAATATATGGAGATATCATCGAAATACAGTGACGAAAACAGCCCTTTTTCAAATGCGAATATATCTTCGCATTTGAGCATTTCCAAGGCTTACAGCCTTTTAGCACTGCCTGAGGAAGAGGTGGAAAACTTCACCAAAGAACACGATGTTGAAAGCCTCACCGTCAAGCAGCTTGAAGAAGAAATAAAGAACCTGAAAGAGGAAAAAACAAGAGAGCTTGAAGAAAAAACAAAAGAAGTACAGGACCTTAAAAATATAATGCTGCAACTGGAAAACGAGAAAGCGAACATTCCGGACACTGAAGCGCTGGAGGCAGAACTCAAACAGATGCGGGAAGCTCTGGAGCAGGCGGAAGCCGAAAAAGAGAAACTGGAGCAAAAGGTCGACAAATTCAAAGGCAAGATAGACAGGGCAGAAGAAGAAAAAGAAAAAGCGGTAAAAAAGGTAACTGACGAGAGAGATGACGCGATCAAGACCGCTGTCAATGAAGCTATAGAGGAAACCTATAGGGAAGCTCAGAGAGCTGCAGAAGAAGAAATGGCAGAACTCAAGAAACGGCTGAACTCAGCTGATCCGGTACTGGTGAAATTCAAGGAGCGCTTCGACACCCTACAGACGTGCGTTGAAAACATCAAAGAAGCTATCACCGAAAGCGAAGACGAACAGCAGAAGGCGAATATGAAAAGGGCTCTAAAGACTGCATTATCTCAGATACAGGAGGCAATATAATGCCAGGCAAGATACCAATAACAGAGGAAGAGTTCAAAGAACTCTGTAGCAAATACACAAAAGAAGAAATAGCGCAAATGAAAGGCGCAACATACGGCTGGGTATGGAGCAAAACAAAGCAGTACGGCGCAAAACCTGTAGCAGCATGCGAAGTCTGCCAGAAGAGATTTATTCCCGTAAGAAAAGAAAGACAATGCCCTAATTGCCGGAAAACCCCGCTAAAGGAAAGAAGCAAGCCTGCTTATAAGCCAAAAGAGAATATAAAGAAATCGAACGCATTTGAAATTGAAAGGCAGATGCGCAAGCAAGGCAAGAGCTATGCGGACTACCAGAAGGCGAAGACAATAGAGGAGTTCGCAAGAGTGGAGGTGCGAAATGAAAGATAATCCGGCAAACACAATCAAAGATACTATGTGGCACTTCCTGATAGACGGAGGACAAAAAGCAAATGCTGACGCCTTAAAAGAAGCAGTCTATGACCTTATAGGAATGACAACGCAGAAAAACGCAGGACAGCGCAAGGCAAAAAAAGATATAGACTGGGACAATCTCGATATGACGATGATGACAATTGTTATAGAAGCCACAGCGCTTGTCCTGTCAGGAAAATTAGACGAAAAGGAAGAAAAGAAGAAACCTAAGGACGTTACAGTCCTTAACGATGCATTGTGTGGAAATTATAAAATAGGTCTTTGCGGAAGCTGCGGAGCTGTTGTCGACAACACAGAAAAATATTGCCGCAAATGCGGACAGGCAATAGATTGGAGCGCGCAGGAATGAGTGACTGGACGAAGCTCCCACCGATAAAAGGAGGATATGGCGGATGCATTCATTGCGGATACCAGTATGACGAGGCACCCATGGACATGATTATAGCTGTAGGATTTGGATATGCCGCAGTAATCAGAGACGGTGAAGAAGTCTACAACGAGCTAAATATACCAGACGATGTGCCTGATTCCGATGAAGCACAATGGTGGATGGTTAGAAATGCGGAAGAAGTGGCACGAAAGGATCCGGATCACGATTGGAGAATTATAATGGACGCACCATTATCAATGCGAGAATATCAGCGGCAAGACGGAAAATGGATGCTCGTAAGAAAAGGTGAGGGATTTGCATAACATGGAGGTGATAGAAGTGGATGAGCGACAGAAAGCGATGAATGAGTTGTATAAGCATAAAAATATGCTTACATACCAGCAATACAGGACATTCAGAGGACAGATAGGTGCTGGAGATATAGCAGGATTTCACAAAGGTCTAGAAAGACTATTAAAAGAAAGGGAGAAGTAAATGTCAGAGATAAAGATAGGAACAATCAACATTATTTTTAACAACAGTAAGAAAAATACGCAGGAAATAACACCTGTAGTAGAACGCGACGAATACAGATCAACCGAAGCACCGGTGAAAATAGTAAGTTGGGCAGACGGAACGGATGAGGAAATCGTCGCCATGGTAGAAGCTGCAGACAAGGGACTGATCGACCTAAAAGATTACTGGAAAGTTGGAGATGCAAGAAAGGCTATGCTGTCTGAGACAGAAGGCTGCGAATGGTATACGTCCCACAGCAGACAGGAGGCTGAATTCGTATTAATGAACGCTGGCGGGAAGACGTTGCTAATACCTACCGAGTCAGGCAGGTCAACCTGCAGCTTTGTGGTTGGGTTGAAAGATTGTCTCAAAGAAGAGGACAAAATCAACAGAGAAGATACAAATGAAGGTGGCTGGGAAAGTTCAGATATAAGGGAATGGTGCAATGACTGGTTTGCGCAGTCAATTCCCCAGACTCTGCAGCCGATTTTCAAAAACTTTGTAAACAGTACATATGCAGACGGGAAGATTGTTGAAACGACAGACTTGTTTGCACTTCCATCAGAAGCTGAAGTATATGGCAGCGCCAGATATTCTGCGCAGGGAGAAGGCGCACAGTTTGAATTCTATAAAAATCCGCTTAACAGAATTAAGTGCTTGGGCTCCGGAGGATATCAGGCCGGCTGGTGGGAGCGTTCTCCTTATTCGAGCTATTCGACTCGTTTCTGCACAGTCTACTCTAGCGGCAACGCGGACACTAACGGTGCGTCGAACACTTCTGGGCTGGCTCCGTTCGGCTGTATCTAGTATCAATTAATCAGCAGCGAATGCTGCAGGAAGGAATTAAGAAATGGAAAAATTAAAAGTAGGATCAGGCACAAAGCCAAATTTGGCTGCGGGAGCGATAGCTGGGATTATAAGAAGAGATAAGAAGCTGGAGATCCAGGCTATAGGAGCTGGAGCGGTTAATCAGTCAATTAAGGCAGTAGCTATAGCAAGAGGCTATGTAGCTGCCAGCGGACTGGATATAATCTGTAGACCTGCGTTCATAGATATTGACACAGGAGACAAGGAAACTACCGCCGTAAAAATAATGGTGGAGGCAATCTGATGATCATCGGAACGAGCGAAGATGGCACAGTACGCCAGTGCAAGTGCTGCAATACCGTATATAAAGGAAACCACTGCCCGCATTGTGCACTTGTAGCGATGAACAGGTATAAGCGGCCAAAAAGAACGAAGAAAAAGAAAACATATGCACAGAAGCAAATAAAAAGCACTTTAGAACTTTCTGAAGAACAGGAGAAGCTCTTGAAGGAGCAAGAAAAATACAACAATAAATAACCATTAAGCAAGCCTGGGACAAGCCCTCAAAAGCAGTCCCAGGCATAACCAACGGAGGGAAAATGGCGGTAGACTACAAGATAATGGAACACATCGCAGAGTTGGGCGACAGATCCGGTGGTTGGAAACTGGAGCTGAACAAAGTGAGCTGGAACGGAAAAGCGGCAAAGTATGACATAAGAGCGTGGACTTCAGACCACGAAAAGATGAGCAAGGGGACAACCCTGTCAATAGAAGAAGCAAATGCATTATATGCAGCGCTCAGGGAAGTGCTGTAAACGAAAAACTACTATATATAAAGTAAGAAGAAGAGCTCGTGTGTAGAGCAATCGAACTCGATTAGAATATTAAAACCGGAGCGAAAGATGAAATCAGCAGTAGCGATAAGAGAAAGATGGGTTGCAGGGAAGGTGATCGGCACCACCGTAAAACTTCCTGCAGGAAATCACACAGGGAAAAGAGCAAAAAGAAGAAATATAACATCAGACATGGTAAGGAAAAACAATGACAGACTTGCAGAAAGAAATCTGACAATGCTGATCGACGCAAACTTCGGTGAAGGTGACGGTCATTACACATTAACATACGCGAAAGCCCCCACACAAGAACAGGCAGCAAAGGATAGAGACAATTTTTTGAGGAGACTAAGATATGCCATGCAGAAGCAGGGCAAGGAACTGAAGTACATAGCAGTAACTGAATACAAGAATAAGAGACCTCATCACCATATTATAATCAACAGCAATGACATGGAGCTGATAAGAGAAAAATGGGATAAAGGTCACGTGCATTGCTCAATGCTTGATGATACTGGAGATTATCAGGAATTAGCAGAGTATCTGATCAAAGAAACTCGGAAGACATTCAGAGAACCGGGAGCAGTTCACAAAAAAAGATATTCACCAAGTGCAAATCTTGTCAAACCGGTAATCAAAAGGCAGTATGTTGATGTTGCAGAATTGTTCGAAACTCCAAAGCCTATCTCAGGATATTATATCCCGGAAGACAGGATTAACAGATATAAGCACCCCATAACAGAGGTCGAGCATCTGGAGTACACAATGATTGCGGAAAAAGAACCGCGAAAATACAAAGTATGGCCAAAAGGTGAAGTGGTATCTCAAAGAGAACACTACAAGGTAAATTATGAGGAAGAACAGGAAGCCCTTATGCTTGATGACATATGGGCTGCCTTGGATTGCTGAAAGGAGACGCGATGACAAAAAAGGAAATGAGCAGATATTACTGGCTAAAGCATGAAATCCAGGCTCAGAAAAAACGACTGGAACGTCTGCGGAATAAAAAGCAGGAAGGCATTGTCGGCGACGTTGTAAACGATTACAGAACCGGGAAAGGTATTCCGATAAAAATTGAGGGAGTGCCTTCCGATGAATTTTCACGTCCTATCATGATGCGTATCCTTGAAGAGGAGATTGAAAAAAATATTAAAGAGTCCGAAATTGCGATGAGAGAAATTGAAAGACATATTCAGACAATAGACAATCCAAGATTGCGTGAAGTAATGCGTAGCCGCTTCATCGACTGCCTAAGCTGGGAAATGGTTGGGCGAAAAAACTATATATCGCCTGATTATGCGAGACAGCTTATTAACAAACATTTCAACAAACATAAAAATATGTGTAAAAACATTGACAAATATAAAAATATGTGTTAATATATAATTGTCAGGAGGAACAAAAGAATGAAAAGTTTATCATCAAGAGAAGTTATAAAAATACTTGAAGAAGACGGTTGGTACAAAGTGAATGTAACAGGGAGTCATCACCAGTTCAAGCACCCAACCAAGAAAGGCAGGGTAACAGTTAAACATCCTGACAAAGATATCCCAATCAAAACTTTAAAAAGTATCGAAAAGCAATCAGGGCTCACGTTCTAAGCCCTGATTGAAAGGAGGCAGAAATGAAAGATAGATATTATTATCCGGCAGTATTCGGATATGACGAAAACGAAACAGAGATATCAGTGGTATTTCCTGATTTGAACTGTGCGACAAGCGGAACAGATGACATTGATGCGTTAACATCGGCGCGGGAACTTTTAGGATGTGTTCTCTTCGGACTTGAAGAGGATGGGGAAGAAATTCCGAGCCCATCAAAGTTGGCAGATATCAAAACCGAAGATGATGAGAGAGTCGTGTTGGTGGATGTGTTTATGCCATCAGTACGTATGGCGCAAAACAATCGTTCAGTAAACAGAACGGTAACTCTTCCTGCTTGGCTGAACGCAGCAGCAATGGAGAATAGCATCAATTTTTCTCAACTCCTGCAGGATGCGATAAAGGCACAGCTTCACTTAAAAGAAAATGCGCAACATTAAAAAACTCCGTTTATCTCCGCTTTTTATATGTTATAGTATATACAGAGAATCATAAAAATTTTTATTAACGATTCGGGACTAAAAAGAACAAGGGAGTCGAAAGAACACTGCTCAGGCGGTGTTCTTTTATTATGCATATGGGAAAAATAAGAGGCACGTATGTGCAAACAGTAAAAGAACTGGAGAAGATGAAAGCATCCTCTGGCAGGGTCATTCAGTCAACCCTGAATGACTTCAGAAAGAGAGGGCCTAGTTGGATTGCTGCAGAAGTCGCACAGCACTATGGAATTAAAAAGAATGACATAAATCCCAACGTAAAAAACGGTGGCACAGCTGGTAAGATAAAGGTTGCGGGCAGAACTGTTGACTCAGTGAGGATTATATACAAAGGCAGAGTGCTTACGCCTGTGAGGTTTGGCATGACACCCAAGACACCGAGAGCGTCGTACACTCTTAAGGCAGAGATAACCAAGGGTGGCAAGAAGACGCTGGGCAAGGTCAAGAAGCTGACGAAGAAACAGAGGCAGAACATTGGCAGAAACTTCACGAGGCAGGGGCAAAGGTCGAGCAACAAGAGTCCTGTGATGCTCATGTCCACAGGCAATGCACACGTAGGCGGCACGAGCTTCATTCCGTTTCAGCGTGTAAGCCACAGAAGGAACGATCTTAAAGCAATCAAGACACTATCAGTACCGCAGATGGTGAGCAATCCGCAGGTGGAGAAAAATATATACAGCAAGATAAGCAAGGAGCTGGGTAAGAGGTTTGAGCATTATACAGAAAGATATTTTAAATAATAAAATAATAAAAAACAGATTAAACAACAGAACTGTAAGAGTGAAAAGGTACTTTCAGAAAGCAAAAGTATCTGCGGTGCTCGCGATCCCCAAAACCTGCTAGTTTTGAAAACTTTTTTTCAAGGCATTTCGTTTCGTAGCCGTCAGGGAGGACAGAATGAAACAGACAGAGAATCTAAAAAGCTCGCAGGAAATCGCGGATATATTCAACGTATCAGTCAGGCGAGTCGAACAACTGAATAAAGAAAAAATAATAAAAGGCGAGGGTAGCCCTTTGCGGTTCGACCTGTTGCCAACGATTAAAGCATACATAAAATACCTCTCGAAAAAAGCGAACAGCAAGGTTAAAAGCAGCGAGGACAGCAAAAATGAAAGCAAGAAGCTTGACGGCGATGCCCGGTATAAAGACGCAAAAGCGGAGATATACGAGCTTAAGCTGAAGGAGCTGAAGGGCGAAATGCACAAAGCAGAAGATGTTGAGGCCATAATGACCGACCACGTATTACAGCTGCGCGCCATACTTATGAGCCTGCCCGGCAAGCTGGCAGTTGACTGTGCAGCAAGTGACAATGCTGCAGAGGTTGCCGAAATCATAAAAAGAGAGGTCTACAGGCTGCTTAAGGGGTTATCGGAATATGAATACGATGCGGAGGAATATAAACAAAGAGTAAGGGAAAGAGAGGGCTGGGGTGAAGCCTCAGAAGAGTAAAAAAAGAAAGAGACCTGTAGACAAAACATTTGCCAAGGCCTTTAAGAATTACGAGCCTCCGGCAGACGTACCGGTATCGGAATGGGCTGAAAAAAACAGAATTCTTTCGAGAGAAAGTTCCGCAGAGGCAGGGCCTTGGAGAAACGAGAGAACGCCGTACCTTGTAGAAATTATGAATGCATTCACCGACCCGAAAGTGAGGGTGGAAACATTTATGGCGGGCTCTCAGGTCGGCAAGTCAGAAGTTATTCTTAACCTGATAGGTCGCATAATAGATGAGGACCCGGGAAGCATACTGTACATACAGCCGACCCTTGATGATGCGAAGAAGTTTTCAAGGCTGAGAATTGCGCCAATGATACGAGATTGCAAAGTGCTGTCCAGGAAGGTGGCCGACATTAAAAGCAGAGATAGCGGCAACACCATGCTGCAGAAATCGTTTGCTGGCGGAATGCTTACCATGGTAGGTTCTAACAGCGCCAGTGCTTTGGCATCGACCCCAGTTAGATATGTTGTCGGCGACGAAGTTGACAGATGGGCTCTATCGGCAGGAACAGAAGGCGATCCGTGGAGGCTTGCAGAGGCGAGAACAAAGACATTCTATAACGCTAAAATGGTTGCCGTATCGACACCGACAATCAAAGGCGCGAGCAAAATCGAACAACTGTATAACGAGGGAACGCAGGAGAGATGGTGCACTGAATGCCCCAACTGCGGAGAATGGCACGCCATAGTTTTTGATAATATTAAATTTGATTATGAAACCATAAAAAAAGGCAAAAAGAAAGACTACATTGTGAAAGCAGTTGAATGGTGTTGCCCGTCCTGCGGGTGCCTGATTACTGAAGAAGAGGCGAGAAAAGCGCCTGCAAAATGGATTGCAAAATACCCTGATGCATACGAAAAAGGGAAGCGCTCCTTCTGGCTGAGCGGCTTCGCGTCGCCGTGGACTTCGTGGGACAAGATTGTATATGCTTTCCTGTCGGCTACAGGGGACCCGCAACAAATGAAAGTTGTATTCAATACAACGCTGGGTGAACTGTGGGAGGACAGGGGCGACCTTGTCGATGAAGATGAGATGATGTCAAGACGTGAAGAATACGGCACGAGAGAAGACGGCTCGCCTGTGGAGCTGCCAGAAGGCGTGCTTGTGCTGACCTGCGGAGTTGATACGCAGGGTGACAGGCTTGAGTATGAAGTTGTAGGCCACGGACATTACGGTGAAACGTGGGGCATTAAGAAGGGCATACTGTACGGAGATCCTCATTATTCGGAAGTCTGGTCAAAACTTGACGAAGTAGTTGACAGGGTATATAAATTCAAAGACCCGGCCAAAGGTCTTAAGATATCTGCTACATTCGTAGACAGCGGCGGAAACAAGACGCAGGATGTGTACAGAGAATGCAAAAAAAGAATTAACAAAAAAGTATTTGCCATTAAAGGAAAAGGCGGCGACGGTATACCGTACACTAAGCCACCGACCAAAGTTAATATAGTGATTAATGGCAAGAAGATAGGCAAGGCGTGGCTATACACCATAGGAGTCGATTCAGGTAAAGCGGAAATAATGAGCAACATCAAAGTTCAAGAGGCTGGAGCGAAATACTGCCACTTCCCAAGAGATGAACGCTGCGGGTATGATGCAACATTCTTCAGCGGCCTTTTATCTGAGAAACTGACGCTCAAAACTTCCAATGGTAAAACGCGATGGACGTGGGAAAAACTCCCCGGTCATATCAGAAACGAAACGCTTGACTGTCGTAATTATGCGCTTGCAGCATTCAGAATGATAGACCCTGACCTTGACGCCATTGAGCGAAGAATGAAAGGCGCTCCGCAGGTTAGAGAAACACCTAGGAGCAAGAGCAAAGTCAAAAGAAACAGCAATCTGTACTAGGAGGTAATATGCCAAGCAGAGAAGTGATAAAAACAAGACTAGAAACAAAAAAAGAGCAGCTGGAGCTTGCAAATGACGCATATTCAAAGTTGCTTTCCGGGCAGGTCCAGTCTTATGCAATAGGTAGCAGAAACCTGAGCAGGTTCGATTTGCCCAAGATAGAAGACAGCATAAAAAAACTGGAAAAAGAAATAGACTCTCTCGAAGAACAATTACGAGGCGGCAAAAAAAGAAAAGCTGTAGGAGTGATCCCGAGAGATTTTTAAGGCTGTGAAGCTCTGCTGTAAAAAGGCGGAGCTTTTAGCATATAAGAGAGGTTGCTCCTTTCCTCTCTTATTTCAGGAGGAGAAAAATGCGAAAAAGAACAATTAACAGAGCAAGGCAAAGACCTGCATCGGCAGCGTATAGAGTCGGAACCATACAGAATAAAGGCTATTCCAATGCAGGAGCGAGCAAGACGAAAAGAGCACTCAAAGGAATGATTGCAACAAGCGGATCGCCTCACGAGGATATCAACGAGAATAATTATACCCTAAGACAGAGATCGAGAGCACTTGCCATGGGTGCTCCCATATGCGCCAGCGCAATCAAAACGAACCGGACGAATGTAATCGGCACAGGATTGAGGCTAAAGAGTGCGGTAGACAGAGAAACACTGGGAATGGACCTTGACGCCGCAAAGGAATGGCAGAGAAGAACAGAGGCAGAATTTAGATTGTGGGCTGCCAAGAAAAATACCTGCGATGCAACAGGTATAAATGACTTTTTTGGAATTCAGCAGCTGTGTCTTATGTCGGCCTTGGCATCGGGCGATGTATTTATACTAATGAAGAGGAGAGCAGTTACGCCTCTCAGCCCATACGGCTTAAGATTGCATGTGATAGAAGCAGACCGCTGCAGAACACCAAGCGCAAACGCAGTCAGCTATGCCCTCAGCACAACAAAAGGCAAAGCTAAGAACGGGAACACTATATATGACGGCGTGGAAGTGGACCCAGATGGAATGATCACTGCGTACTATATTGCAAACAATTACCCTTACGAGAGGACGACAGAACCTACAGACTTCGTCAGAATTGAAGCCTATGGCAAGGAAACGGGTTTGCCGAACATTCTGCAGATAATGGAAAGTGAAAGACCTGAACAATACAGAGGTGTTCCGTATTTGGCGCAGGTAATAGAGCCGATGTTGCAGCTTAAAAGATATACAGAGGCGGAAATTACGGCCGCAGTTATCCAAAGCTTCATGACTGCATTCGTTACAACTGAAGCAGGAGCAGATGACTTCCCGTTCAACGAAGCCGGTGAGGATTATGTTGAAGAGGTGAGCAAAGATCCAAATGATTACGAGATGGGCCCAGGAACAATCAATGTCATGGAGCCGGGGGAGGATATTAAATTCAACGCGCCAACACACCCAGCAACAGCATTTGATAAATTCGTCAAAGCTTTATGCGTGCAGATAGGAGCAGCTCTTGAAGTACCTGCAGACCTGCTCCTGAAAGAATTCAATGCCTCATATTCGGCAAGCAGAGCAGCGCTCCTAGAAGCATGGAAGGCGTTCAGGATGAGAAGAACATGGATAGTCAATGGATTGTGCAAACCGGTATACGAAATATGGCTCACGGAAGCCGTAGCGTCAGGAAGAATTTCCGCTCCGGGATTTCTGACAGATCCAATCTTGAGGCAGGCATATCTTGGAAGTGAATGGATAGGGCCATCACAAGGAACATTAGATCCGGTTAAGGAGTTGCAAGCTGCGATTAATGCAATTGAAAACGGACTATCTACCCACGAGCAGGAAGCCATTAAGCTTAACGGCTCCGAGTTTGACACAAACATAGACAAGCTACAGATCGAGAATGAAAAAATAAAAAATGCGAATAGCATAAAACAGGGAACAGGAGGAATGGAATGATTACATATAACCAGTATCTTGCCGAAAAAGGCGGGATGCACAATAAGAAACCTGCGAAAGCCTACAACATGATCATAGATGATGAAGGCGGAGCAGAAATCAGCATGTACGGTGACGTTGTAATGGAAACGCCAAGGGACTGGTGGACCGGAGAAAAAATAGACGGCCTATATATTGCGGCCGAAGATTTCCTTGCAGACCTTGAAGAGCTTAAGGACAAGGAAAACATAACAGTGCACATCAACTCCGGTGGCGGGGACCTTTATGCAGGTCTTGCCATATACAACAGGCTGAAATCGTTAAAGGGTACAGTAACAACAATAAATGACGGACTTGCAGCATCAGCGGCCAGCCTTATTTTTCAGGCAGGCGATGTGCGCAAGATGAATGCCGGCAGCAACCTTATGGCACACGGCGTGTCAGGGCTCCTGTGGGGCTTCTACAACGTTGAAGACCTGCAGGGCATAATAAAAGACTTTAAGGCCCACAACAAGGCTATAATTAACGTTTACGCTGAAGCTATGGGAACGACCTATGAAGAGGCCAGCCAGTTCGTGAAAGGTCAAAACTGGATGACGGGAAGTGAAGCCGTTGAAAAAGGTCTTGCCGATGAAGTGATAACAGAAAGTACCGAACCGAAAAACGGCCTTGTTGAAAAAATAATAAATAAAATTTACTCGGTATACGGAAAACCTGAAAACATGGCAATAACGGAGGCGCCGCCACCGGTTGCAATAAAAAACAATCTCAAAGAAGGAGGAAATGAAGAGATGGACATCAAAGACGTAACAGCATTGCGTGCAGCATTCCCGGAGCTGGTGGCACAGATTGAATCTGAAGCCATAGCAAATGCAAGAAAAGAAGGTGCCGATGCAGAAAGGGAGAGAATTAAGGCGATTGATGAAATCGAAAACGCAATCGCGAATAAAACTCTTCTGACGGAGGCTAAGTACGGGGACAACCCTATGACAGCAGAGGAAATTGCAATGAAGGCTCTGCAGATGCAGGCACAGACCGGTGCAAATGTACTTAACGCCCTCAACGTGGACGCAAATGCATCAGGCGCGAGCAGTGTAGGGACACTACCGGCAGAGCCGGAGGACAAGCCGATAGAGGATCCTGTTGCAGAGGCAAAAAGAATTGCAGGAATTGCAAAGAATATGAGGAGGAAATAAAATGACAAAAAGATACGATACTTATCCTGCCACAGAGTATGACGGACTGGTATATGACATCAATCCGCCCGCAGATGTATTCACTGTTAAAATAAGAAAACAGTCCACCGCTGCAGTGACACTTAAAAGAGGAACTGTGCTGGCATTATCTACAGGAACGGCAGGCGACAACCTTATGGTTATGCTCGGAACAACTGCAGCAACAAACGAAACGCTGACTGCAAACTGCATTCTCGCAGAAGATGTCGAAGTTGGTACAACAGAAGATGCAGTTGCGCTTGCGTACAGAACCGGACACTTTGCGAGCAACAAGCTGATTGTTGCCTCAGGCAAAACATTTGGCGCAGCGGATAAAGAAGCATTAAGAGATGTTGGAATCCTCATCTCAGAAGCAATGTAAGGAGGGATACCATGGCAATAGATTTTCTGAATACTTATCAGTTACTGCAGGCGGTTAAAGAACAGCCGCCAATGAGCACATTCTTAAGGGATAGATATTTCCCTACCAATGACGCGACTGACATATTCGCAACAACGAAAGTTCTGATTGAATACAAAGACGGCAACAGAAAAGTTGCACCGTTCGTATCGCCAAGAAGAGGCGGGATTACAATTCTGAGAGACGGCTCGAAGATGAAAGAGTACGAACCGCCACTACTGGCACCAAGAAGAATGCTGACAATTGATGACCTAAAGAGAAGAGGCTTTGGCGAGGCTCTTATGAGCAATCTGACCCCGGAAGACAGAGAAGCTGCAATGACTCTCAACGACATTCAGGAACTCGGGGATATGATAACAAGACGTGAAGAGGTTATGGCAGCGGAAACTCTTATTAACAACAAGTGCACAATCAAGGAATATGCAGATGATCTCACTACCGTTGTCAGAGAGGACGAAATTAAGTTCTATGAAGAAGCGACAAACCCTGCTTCGTACACCCCAACAACTAAATGGGGAACGACCGGTTGCGATATTCTCGGGGACATATATGCGATGATTCAGATGCTTGCAAAGAGAGGACTTCCGGCAAACGAGCTGTTGGTAGCGCCTGACGTAGCGCAGCTCATAATTGGCGATGAAACAATGAAGAAGCTTTTTGACATTAACAATTATAAACTCGGAGCCCTTGAGCCGATACAGGAAGAAACAGGCATATCAAGACTGGGAATCATCAACGTATACGGCCCTGAAGTTACAATCTATACCGTGGCAGGAACGTACCAGGATGGAGATGGCACCGAAAAAGCATTCTTCCCTGCTGGCAACGTCGTTCTAACTTCTCCTGCAGCCGGCAGAACAGTGTACGGTGCGGTTACTCAGCTGGAACAGCTGGACGGAAATTTCCACACCTACACCGAAAGAAGAGTTCCTAAATATATAGCGGATGCAGTTGGAAACACAAGATCTGTAACGCTCTCATCAGCACCGCTGCTTATCCCTAACCACATGAACCCATGGATTTCATCTAAGGTTACAGCTTAAACCTAGCCGGAAAGGAGCAGAAACATGATAAGAATTATCACAGACACAACGTTCGGATACCGTAAAGGCAAAACCATTGAGCCTAAAACCAAAGACAGCGAACCTTTCGAGCTTACGAAGAAGCGCGAAAAAGAGCTTGTGGAAATGGGAATTGCAGAATATGTTGAAGTGAAACAGGAAGAAGAAAAAACAGACGACGCAGAAGAAACAAATGAAGATGCTGCAAAGCAGGAAATTCCTGAAAAAGAGTCTGTAGATGAAAGCCAGGAGGAAACCGGTGATGAACCGCAGGAATACACTCTTGACGAGCTCGAAAGCCTTAAACTGGCCGAGCTCATAACTATAGCAGAGCTTCACGGAATTAAATACGAAAAAGGCACGAAGAAAGATGAATTCGTAAAAATCATATATGAAGCGATGAATGAAGACGATGAGGAAGATGTGCCTGATCTTACAGTGTAGATATGAGTTTCAAAGAAATAATAGAAAAAGATATCAAAGATGTGTTTCTTCATATCGAATTTTTCGGTGAAAAACATTTCATAGAGGGCGCTGAAATTCTTATTGTAATAGACGACGACAAACTGAAAGAAAAACAGGGAGGTCAGGATTTGGCTGTTGCTGAGTCCGCCTCTCTTTTCTACGCTTATGCCAAAGACCTGCCGAAGAGGAGAACCGCCGGCCAGTGCCTCAATATTGATCACAGGGACTACACGATAGATGACTGGTCGGAGGACATGGGAGTAGCGACAATCACTCTGAGAGAGAACCTCACATAAAGGAGAGCTTATGACTATAGCAAATACAATGGATAGAATTGTCGAATGGACAGAAGAAAATATCTGCAGCAAGATTAAATTGAAAGTCCCGCCGGAAGATACAGAAGCCGCAACTGATGCCAATTATGAATATAAGGAGGCGTCACCTGCCTGCTTCCCGATATATATTCCGACAAGAGATAAACTTCCGCCTGGTGCCGACTTCCCTATTCCGTCTATATGCATCAGGATACTGGATGGGACTGATTACCGCAATAGCGGGAGTTTGAACATCGAAATGAACCTCTCGTGCTGGAGCCCGGGGACATACGGTAAAGATGTATTATTACCGAATAAGGACAGGTCGGGAGAATACAAAGAATGGATCGGAGAAGAGGCAAAGCGATACTACAAAAGAAACGCAGGCGGATGGCGCGACATCTGGAACTGGATAGACATAATCCTGAAAGAGCTTGAGGCCACAACAGATATAGACGGAATTCCGATAGACAAGGAAGAAGGCATAAAATATGAGCCCTACAAAGAAGAAGGTGGCATAGTAGATTATTATCCGTTCTGGTATGCCACTGTTTCTTTTTCGCTGAAGCGACGAACGTCGCAAAACAAAAAAATTGATGAATATTTATAGAAGGAGGAGATAAATATGGCATATATGCACGGTACTTATGGTGAATTTGACAAAACCATAAATACAATACCCGTTAAATCCGGAACTATTCCGGTCTATATCGGGACAGCTCCGGCCAACCTTATAAGGAAATATTCCGGCAAGGGCACAGTCAATCAGCCGGTTAAAATCAGTAATCTCACTGAAGCATATGAGAAGATAGGGTATTCAAGTGACTGGAACAGCTTCACGCTGTGTGAAGCTATCAAGGCGCACTTCGATAATCCTATAGAAAATGCAGGACCTGTTGTCTTTATAAACGTACTCGATCCGGAGTCGCATGTTGCTTCGCAGCAAAAAACCGTATCACTCACATTTGCGAAAGGCAAGGCAAAAATCAAGAGCGACAAAATCATATTAGACACATTTGCTATTGCAGACAAACTTGAGGGAACTGATTATACCATTGAATATGATTTTGAAGCAGGCGAGGCGATTGTCAAATCGTCAACGCTAAGCACTGCAACAGCCTCGTATAAAGAGGTAACGCCTGATGCAGTTGATAAGGAGGACATCATAGGAACCTCATCTGACGAGGGAGAATGTACAGGACTTGGCGCAGTAAAGCTGGTATACCAGGAGCTTGGCCTTATAACCAATATAATCGCTGCTCCGGGCTTCAGCAGCACCAAGGAAGTCTACGAGGCGATGATAAGCACAGCGAGCAAAATCAATGGTCACTGGGACGCAATGGTTGTTGCTGATCTGGACATCGCAACCACAACATCAATCGATAAAGCTATCGAGTGGAAAAAAGACAATGATTACATAGAAGAAGTATCAAAAGTTTGTTGGCCAATGTGGGAAACGACTGAGGGAGATATCTACCACATATCAACACTCACTGCGTGGCTGATGCTTGTTGTGGACACTCAGAACGACAGTGTGCCTATGGAAACGCCGTCTAACAAGCAGATTCCGTCAGGTAAACAGTACTTCGGAGAAGACAGCACGAACAAAGGGTTCGATCAGGCAACAGCCAACAAGCTGAATGCTGCAGGCATAACAACTGCTGTATACTGGGGCGGATCCAATGTGCTGTGGGGACCGCATACTGCTGCATATGAATATGGAACAGACCTTGATAAAAGGGCTATATTCGACAACAGCATCAGAATGATGATGCATATATCGAACAAGTTCCAGGAAGAATGGGGACTGACCATAGACAAGCCTATGACAAAGGCCATGGCAGAAACTATTAGGAACAGAGAACAGGAAAAAGTTGACGCTCTAAAAGCTAAAGGAGCCCTCATCGGCGAACCGGTTGTTGAATTCGTCGAAACCGACAATCCAACAGAGGAACTTGTCGAGGGCAACTTCACCTGGAGAAACAGGCTCACGCCAACTCCACCGTTTAAGAGCGGCAAGATGAAGATTGCCTATACAACAGAAGGCTTCGAAACAGAATACGGAGGTGAAGAATAATGGTTAAAAACGGACCTATCCTTGCGAACACGCTATACGTTGATAATGTGCTTTCAGCAGAAGATGTTGAGTTTACACTTCCGGCAATAGAAGCTACTACTGCAGATGTTGAAGCTATGGGCACAATGACTTTTCCTATCTGGGCGCGCCTTGAGGACATGGAAGCCTCAATAACCAAGGTGGGACTTGATAAGGGCTTCTCAAGAATGATTGATGCCAAAATGAAAACGTACGAATTCAGATTCCCTCAAGAGACTATCGACGAGGCCGGAAACACCAAAATTGTGGCGTGCAAGGCATTTGTCAAGGGCATTCCGGCATCTGTGCCTGAAATCGGAGTAGTTCCAGGTGAAGCTACAAGCTCAGAGGTTACAATTAAAGTGACCAGATACCAGCTGTTCGTGGACGGCAAGGAAGTTCACCTTGTGGACAGGCTTGCAGGCATCCTTAAAATCAATGGACACAACTATTCCTCAGGAGTAAAAAATCTGCTGTAAAAAATATGCCTCGCTCAATAAAAAGAGTGAGGCTTTTACAGCTTTTTGAAAGGAGCGGAAAATGAAAAAAACATTAACCCTGAAACGGCCAATTATTATCAATGGAACTGAACGCACAGAACTCAGTTATGACGTAGAGGCGATAACAACAGACCAGTACCTGAAGGCATGCTCGAAGGCGGCGGAGTCGGACAGAGGCATGATGTCAAAGCTTAAACAGAAAGAGAATGACTATGCATTGCATATGTATCTGGGATACGAAGCAATTATTGCCTGCAATCCTGAAATTGACTATGAAGACCTCAAGAGAGCGTCAGGATTTGACGTATTATCGTTTACTGACATTGGCTGGCTTTTTATTATGCGCACGCCGGGGGCAGCCTCAAAGGAGAACAACTCCGACGTGCAGTCAGAGAATTCGGAAGAACTTTCAACGCAGGAATCATCGAGCTCAGAAGAATGCGATTGATAGATTTCCTCACGGAATACGGTGAAGCAGCTGAAGAGGCTGCAGCCGAAAGAAAAAGAATTGAAAATCTAAAAAGAACAAAAGCATTCAAGAGAAAGAGATAGGAGGCAAAAATGAAAGGCAAAGTGTTGGAAACCGCCATATCTCTTGTCGGAAAGATAGACCCATCGCTGGAAAAGGCGATGACAGAAGCGCAGAACCGGCTCGAAGGAGTTAACGTAAAAGCATTAGCAGTTGGTGCTGCAGTAGGAACTGCTGTGGGAGTTGGAGTCGTAAAAGGCGGCAAATACCTTGCCCAGCTCGGCAATGACTACAACAAATCCCTGAATTCCCTGCAGGCGCAGACAGGTGCCACCGCTGCGGAAATGCAGGACTTCGGAGACGTCATCAAGAACGTGTACAAAAACAATTACGGCGAAAACTTTGAAGATGTCTCAGCAGGCGTATCGCAGATTACAAGAATGACAGGCCTTACAGGTGACGCTCTGCAGGCGACAACCGAGGGCGCTTTTCTGCTTTCTGATGCATTCGAGTATGACGTATCGGAAAGTGCCAGAGCCGCAAAAGCCATGATGACAAACTTTGGAGTCGAGGGAGAGGAAGCAATGAACTACATCGCCTCCGGTGCGCAGAATGGGCTTGACTTTTCAGGTGAGCTGCTTGATTCGGTAAGCGAGTATTCCGTTCAGTTCGCAAAGCTCGGCTTTTCTGCCGATGATATGTTTAACATATTCCAGCAGGGTGCAGACAGCGGAGCATGGAACCTCGACACAGTAGGCGATGCGATTAAGGAATTCGCGATTCTTTCAATAGACGGTTCCAACACTTCAGCAGAGGCCTTTAAGGCACTCGGTCTTGACGCCGACGAAATGTTCGAAGTGTTCACCCGAGGCGGCGAAGATGCAAATACCGCATTCAAAGAAACCATAACCAGATTGATGGATATGGATGACAAGGTTGCAAGAGATGCGGCCGGTGTCGGGCTGTTCGGCACTAAGTGGGAAGACCTTGGAACAGACGCCATGCAGGCGCTTGCAGATATGGAGAACGGAGCCTATGACGCAGGAGATGCCTTAAAGAGTATTCAGGACGTTAAATATAACGATCTTGACTCTGCCATGCAGGCAATCCGGCGTAATGTCGAAGTAGGCCTGCTTCCCATAGCCAGTGAGCTCGCAAAAAAACTGATGGAGGCAACGCCGGAAATAACGGCGACGCTGGACAAGGTTGTTCCCATAATTTCTAATGCAGCAGAAGTCGTATTCCCTCTGCTTGGTGACGGGATTAACCTTGTGGCTGATGGTATAGGATTCGTATCAGATCATTTGAACATAATTGCCCCTATAGCGATAGGCGCAGCTGCAGCTTTCGGGGCTTTCAAACTGGCGACATTGCTTTCAACAGCGGCAATGGGGCCTGCAACGGCGGCGCTTACAGTGTCGGGCGTAGCGACGGGGGCGTGGACGACAGTTTCAGGTCTTGCGACTACGGCAACTACAGCGCTTGGTGCAGCGTTCAGATTTATGACCGGACCGATAGGTATAATAATCACGGTCATAGGAGCAGTGGTGGCTGCAGGCGTTGCACTGTATAAGAACTGGGACACAGTCAAGGCCAAAGCTGTAGCGGTTGGAAACTGGCTAAAGACAACCTGGACAAACGTCAGCACCTCGCTTAAGGGTATTGTTGGCGGCATAAAAGAGCATTTCAGAGCAGGTTTCGCTTCTCTTGTCGGGTATGTAAAAGCTCCAATTAATGCGGTCATAGGAGCAGTTAATGGTGTTGTATCCAGCATCAATGGGGTTGGTATCGACATTCCGGACTGGGTGCCGGTAATCGGCGGCAAGAGCTTCCGCGTTTCAATACCGAGCATACCGATGCTTGCTGCAGGTGGATTTACAGACGGCCTATCAATAGCCGGCGAAGCGGGCACAGAGGCAGTTATAAGTTTCGACCCTCAGTACAGGGACGAAAACATCAGCTACTGGGCAAAAGCAGGACAGATGCTTGGTGCAGACTCAAGCGATTATACGCTTGAAAGCGGCACAAGTGATTCAGGCGAAACAGTGGTAATAGAGAATATAACATTCGCTCCGCATATCACAGTCCAGGAAGGCGACAAGGATAGCGTCGTCGAAGCGATAAGGGAAGAATACCCTGAATTCCTGGATATGCTTGAAGAATGGTTCGGAGGAAGAGGTGATTTTGAATATGTATAGAACGCCTTCATATTACGAGAACTACACAACGGAATATGGTGACACATTCGATATAATAGCGTTCAAGTTCTATTATGATGAAATGCTGGCGAGCGAAATAATGCGGGCCAATCCGGACTATTGTAATGTGCTGGTATTCGACGAAGTCGTTCGGTTGCGTATCCCTATATTCGAAGAGGCAGATATTCCTGATACCTTGCCACCGTGGAGGCAGTAATGATAGAAGTAAAATACAAGAATGAAGATATAACAGATGAGGTGTCTATCAATACCTGCTACCACGATATGTATGCAGAAGGACAGGCGGACACCTTGACCGTTATATTCAATGATACAGAGCACCTATGGGATGTATGGCAGCCAAAGACTGATGATGAAATCGCAGTAGAATATGGCGCTATCAAGACAGGCAAAATGTTCATACGGAGAATGACAGCTGCCAACGGCCTGTTCCGAATCGTCGCGACATCAATCCCTGCATCTGCGCTGGATCGCAAGTCCAAGGCATGGCAGAAAGTGAAATTCAAGAAGATCGCAGAAGAAATTGCAAAAGCACACAGCTTGTCTTTTGAAAGCTACGGGATAAAAGATATAACCTATAGCTATATACAGCAGAAAAATGAAAGCGACTTCTCGTTCTTGAACAGATTATGCATCCTTGAGGGGTGCGCTTTTCTCGTGTATGACGGCGCTCTGGTGCTGTATTCGTATGAATACATGGAAGAAAACAGCAGCGAAGAAACTATGTATCTGGGTGAAGACAGCGACTATGCATATACTGATAAATCCGACGAGCTGTATGGCAAATGTAAAATCGAACAGGGCAGCTTCAAGGGCAGTGCCAAAGAGGATAACGGTTCGAACAAGGTGCTTGTTCCTAAAATTAAAGTCACGGTCAACAGCAAAGAGGAAGCCGGCAGATACGCAAAAAATATTCTCAGGCATGCAAACCGAAACGCGAGGGCAGGATATTTCTACAGCGAGATAGAGACCGGATATGCTCCGGGCAGCGTGACGAATATCGAAAATGAAAGGGCACCGTCGTGGGACGGGAAAGTATTTATTGAACACCTCAGAAATGATTACGGCAAGGGCTTCGCGAAGGTGTTCTTCAGGAGGCTATAATGGCAGAGATTGATAAAGGAATGATATCGGCGTTTAAAGATGACGGAGCCAAGGCAGAGGTTATCCCGTCCAATGCAAAGGACTCGGTAACAGCGCCGCTTACGGTTCCTATGCTCCTGAGGGGCAACCTAAGCGTGAACACTGAAGTTGTATATGCGATGTTTGAGGACAACACCGGAATTATAATTGACCGCCTCGACGGTAAAAATACACATAAACATGAATATACTCATGGCGGCATGTCGAGCGGAACGGATAAGACTGGTGGTCCGATATAAGGAGAAGAAAAATGTCAACAGTAGCAAAATGGCATGGAGTGTACTTTAAAGTATCCAGCTCCAAGGTAAACCCGATAACCGACTTCTCAACATCTTACGCAATTAAAACTGATGAGAACAAAGATACATCGGGCAAGAAGAAGAGCAACACAAGGGGCAGGGCTGCAGAGGAACCGTCATTCTCGGTTAAATACCTTGCAGCTGCAGGGGCAAAACCGAGAAGCGAATTTACAAAGTGGCGCTCAAGAGTCGGGAAAAAAGACTATCTGTACATAGGAAAAACCAAGTACGGAACTCATAAGTACAAGCTCATGAGTGTGGATATATCAGATGTTCTGCTTGATAACAAAGGCAGAACAATACAGGCGGTAGTAACGCTCCACTTCAAGGAAATTATACCGAAGAAGAAAAAAACAAAAAAAAAAGGCGATAAAAAAAGCGCCAAAAATGCAAAGGCGAACAAGAGCGACAAAAAGAACAAGAACCCGTACAAAAATAAAAAGAAGTAGGTAGATGATGAGAAAAGAAGGAAATGGAAACCCGGAAGTCTGCGCCGAAAATCTGATGAATACCATAAGAGGCGAATGTGCCTATGACAGAGTGAAAGGCATCAATGCAAGAATTGTTGATATGCCTGCGGAAGAAGCTGAATTTGAAGCCCAGGAAGACGCACGCTGGAATGTAGAAACCTACGAAACAAGAATAGATGTTGAAGAGGTTAGCGTAAATGTGGAAGTTGGCCCGGATGGAGAATTCGGCATAGAGCTTGAAATAGGGGAAAGCGAAGATGAAGAAGACGACGATGACGAGTAGCAGGGAGGTGAATATATGGCAGAAAGATTTGATTTTCTTGAAACGGATTCCAAGACGATATATGACAGCATACTTGACTTCGTAATGGATGAGGTTGACGAGCCGTTGTATCCCGGAGATGAAAGAAGGATGTTCATGGAGGCTGTGATACTTGTACTCGTGCAGGTATACAACAATATGAACGATACTGCGAAACAGAAGATGTTGCAGTATGCAAGAGGATACGTCCTCGACGCTCTCGGTGAGCAGAAAAATACAAAAAGGCTTGAAGCCTCACCGGCGAGCGATACTTTCAGATTCACCTTGTCGGCAGCGCAATCCGTAAATACGATCATTCCAGAAGGGACAAGGATAACTCCCGACGGTGAAATCTACTTTGCAACTACTGCAGCGGCAGTTTTGCAAGCTGGAAGCCTGTACGTTGATGTGCAGGCTGAATGCATGACAGCTGGCGAGGAATATAACGGATTGCCTGCAGGCAGTGTAAATGTTCTGGTAGACCTTATTCCGTATGTGGCAACGGTTGAAAATCTGAACGGCACATCGGGAGGCGATGATGGAGAGCCCTATCCGTGGGAAGATGGCGGTGCCGGCGACGAGAGATATAGAGAAAGAATTCAGCTTGCTTCAGGCGCGTATTCAGTAGCAGCAACAGAGTCATCAATAAGATACTTCGCGTTATCTGCAGATCCGGACATTATAGATGTATCCGTTGACAGCCCAGAGGGCAATCAGATAAACATCTATCCTCTGATGAAGGGCGGAGCCGTCCCAACGGAAGAAGACCTGAAAAAAATACAGGCGGTGTTTGGCGATGACGTGCGGCTCATGACTGACGTTATAACCGTTGAAGCTCCGACGCAGAAAACGTACGACATAGCGTTGAAGTATTATTGCACACTGGATAACGAAGCTCAGGCGGCCGAAACTGTGGAAGCGACCGGTGGAGCCATAGACTTATACAAGGAGTGGCAGTGCGGAGCCTTGGGTCGGGACATCAATCCGGACTATCTGAAGAAGCTGATTCTTGCACCTGCGGACGGAACATCCGCGGTGGATAGAGTTGATATAACAGCGCCTATATTTACAAGCCTTGACGATGATGAAGTGGCGAAATTCAGCGGGCAAATCACAGTTACTCACGGCAGAAGTTAGGAGCGCATTATGAAACTTAACGATATTAATTTTATAGAACTCCTGCCAAAATTCATGCAGGATGATGATTTCAATATCGGACTTGCGAATGGTATTGATGACTTCACCAGAAAGCTTAAGGCAACATTTGACACATTCTCCGTGTGGGATCGCGTCGATGAACTCACTGAAGAGGAGCTGGACAAGCTTGCGTGGGAGCTGAATATCGAATGGTACAGACAGACTGCAAGCATAGATGTGAAAAGACAACTTATCAAGGACAGCAGCTTTACGCATTCCAAACGCGGGACAAAGTGGGCCGTTGAAAAAGTAATAAATACGTACTTCGGAGACGGATACATCCAGGAATGGTTCGAATATGAAGGAGAGCCGGGGCACTTCAAAGTGTTCAGCTCAAACCCTACAATCACAGACGAGAAGCTACAGGAGTTCCTTGAGATACTGAACAAGATAAAGCGAGCCAGTTCGCACCTTGACGGGATAACGATATCTCTGACAGGGCAGATGAAGCTTCATGCCGGAGTAGGATATAAAGAAACAAGCTTCGAGACGATAAGACTCGGGAAAAGAATTTAGGAGGAAAGAATATGTCAGCTTTTTTTGACAATAGCATAACTGATGGTGGCCGGCAATTGTATGCAGAAATGCAGGCTGGCGGTACATTCGTTCCAACCAGAATAGTGATAGGATCGGGCTATCTGCCGACCGGCAAAACGACCCGAACTGTTACATCTGTGGCAGAGCCGGTCAAAAGCGTAGAACTAAACAAAAAAGAAAAATTAAACGATGGCGATTTCGTTATCGGAGGCGTATTCACAAATGAGGACATAACAGCAGCGTTCTACTACAGAGAACTTGCCCTGTATGCGAAAGTTGTGAGAGCGGACGAAACGGAAACCGCAGAAACACTGTATTCATATGGCAATGCAGGAGCCAATGCAGAACTGATACCGGCATACAGTACAGATACTGCAATCGAAAGACAGCTGGATATACTGACATATATAGGAAACGACGCCACTGTGAAAATTGAAGTGGAAACGGGCGTGTACGTTTCCAAGAATACATATGATGCAGATATGGCGACAGTCAAAAGGAGCATTAAAAACGGCATCTTAGTGTTCGAAGACGTATACATTGAGCCCAGCGCTTTCACAGAGGACACGACATATGCAGGTTACCCATATAAGGCAGATATGACCTGCGAAGGAGTAACAGCGGACTATATCCCAGATGTAATCTTCTCCAATGAAGACATTCTGAGCGGTATATTGGCACCATCAGCCGAAGCTGGAAGTAATATTGTAACTATATATGCAAGCGAAATTCCGGAAGACCCGATATCAATCCCTGTGATTGAATGCAGAAGGGTTGGCTCTGACGCAGGAGGAAGTGAACCGGATGAACCAGGAGGTGAAATAAGCGATGAAGACATAGCAACAGATAAGGAAGTACAGGATATGATTGATTCAATTTTTAATTAATAGGAGGAAAAAAGAAAATGGCAATTACAGCGGAAAAATTATTAAAGTTATCACAGTTTAAAACAGGACTGCAGAGAGCGAAAAGCTATACAGACGGTGAAGTAACCAAGGTGAAGGAACTTGTAGGCTCCCTACCGGAAGGCACAGAGGCTACTACGGTTGTTGAATATGTCAACAAGAAAACCGAAGGCATTGCAACGGATGCTGCGCTGTCTGAGCTTCAGACGCAGGTAAACACAAACAAAACAGATATTGCAACACTGAACGGCACAGGCGCCGGTTCGGTCAAGAAATCTGTTGATGATGCACTCAATGAATTTGCAACAAAAGTTTCGAACGATGACGTGGTTAACACATATAAGGAATTAGTTGACTGGGCAGCTGAGCACGGTCCTGAAGCTGCGACTATGGCAGGAAAAATTGCCGCCAATGAAGAAGCCATAAAGACAAAAGCAGATTCTGCCACTACACTGGAAGGCTACGGCATCGGCGATGCATACACCAAGACAGCTGCGGACGCAAAGACAAAAGAAATTATAGGGACCGAAATCACAGTAACTGTAGCTACTGATGCGGAAGTGACAGCAGCTTGCAACGAAGTGTTTGGCGCAGCATAATTCGCATCCTACAACAAAATATTTGGCACAGCGTAAGCTGTGCCTTTTTCCACATAGGAGGAATAAATGATTAATTTAGACAAAGCGTTAACTCTTGCCCTGTTGAGTAAGGTTTGCACAATGGTTAAAACCTACGTCGACAATAAGATATCCGCGCTTGCAACAAGCCTGCAGGATATACTGGAGGACGTTGACGCAGAAATTGACAACAAGGTAATTGCTTTTCGCAATGTGTCTGTAGCGGTATCGGCATGGGCATCTGATGCGACATATTCAGACTATCCGTATAGGGCTGCCATAACGTGCACGGGAGTAACAGCGGACTATATCCCAGACGTTATATTCAGCGAAACAGACTCTGAATCAGGAAATTTCGCAGCAATGTCTGAGACAGCGAGTAATACCGTATACATATACGCAAAGCAGAAGCCTGCAGCATCAATTACATTACTAACCATAGAATGCAGAAAGGCGGTGGCGAAGTAATGCGAGGGAAAACAAACGCAGACCCTTTCGCTGGTAAAGGGGTAAACACCAGAACTGTCAGAGCGACAAATCTTACGGTTTCGATGTCTGCCTGGAGCGAAGAAACAAGCCCGACAGTTGCGGGCTATCCGTGGAAGGCAGAAGTAACAGTAAGCGGAGTCGACTCAACGTATAAACCGAGCAATCTGGTATCCTTAACCGATGGATTCATGGATCTGCTGTATGATTTTGCGACGACGGCAACAAACAAGCTGATACTCTATGCGTCGGAAAAGCCTGAGGCTGCAGCAACAATTGACAGCGTAGATTTTACAAAGGTGGTGAGCTAAGTGCTGGGGAGAATAAAAAATGCAAAGCCCGAAGAAGAAATAACAGTAACGGCCGGAACAGAAACAAAAGAAGTGCTGCCTTCATCAGGCAAGACAATCAAGAAAGCGATTGTCAATCCTACACCAAGTCAGACAAAGGCTATTACCCCATCTGAAGCACAGCAGGACGTGGTGCCGGATGATGGAAACTTATTAAACAAGGTGACTGTGGCAGGGGATCCCAACCTTGCAGAAGAAAACATTAAAGAAGGTGTTAGCATCTTCGGCAGGGAGGGGACTTACTCTGGACCACCAGCTATGTTTTATTTGGACGATTACGAAAACCCCACAGAAATCACCTTCACCGGTGAGTCCATACCGAACAGAATGTTTTATGTAAACAACCTTATGAGAACAATAGACTCATTTCGCACCCCAAAGAAGATTAAGACAATTGGAGAGGAAGCGTTCAGTTCGGTTTACTATCCCATGTACACATACCCGCTAAAAAATGTTTTTCCAGACGTTTTGGAGGTCGACAATGTAAAAGGCGCGGCCTTTTATGAATTTTTTTACAACTACGCACCAGCAAAAATAAAGATACATAAGACAATTGCGGGATGCCCATTCAGTAGTTGCTTTGGGTATTTTTTTAATGGCAGCAGTAAGCTGTGGCTTTCTGCACAAATCAAAACAATAAGTCAGGGTATTGTCAATCCACAGAATTCATCGTGTGCGTTGACCATATACTGTGAAGCAACAAAGAAACCAAGTGGTTGGTCTAGTGATTGGAACCAGTGGAGCTACCCTAGCAACACGACAAACACGGCAACGACGATGTGGGGAGTGGACGAAGAGCAATTCGACAATCTGTAGGAGGTAAGAAATGAAAAAAGAATACACAAAACATACAATTGAGAAAATGGACGAAAATATGCAGCCGACAGGCGAAAAGGAAGAAAAAATTTTTGTTAGCCTTATAGCTGACGAAGGAAAGAGAATAAGAGAAAAAAACACAGGCATACTGGGCACAAGAGTTGATATCGGAGCTGGAAGCTCTGAAGATGATTTTGAAGAAGTAGCGGTTCAGTGATAGGAGAATAAAATGAAAAAACACAAAAATCTAGGGGGGGGG